ATACAAAGTAATAAATGTCTTACCAGTACCAGCAGCACCATATAAGAAAAGGTTCTTGTCATTCTTGTAATCTTGGAATGCAATCTTTTGGTTATCAGTAACAGGACTGACTGTTACCATATCATCAATACGAATGTCTTTTGCTTTAGCCATCACTTCTTTCCTTTATTCTGTTTTGCCAGATGTTTCTTCACAACTTCTCTAGTCTTAATTTGTTTTGTTGATGCTTTACCATACCTGTCAGCAAGAGGACTGCCAGGATTACCTTCTGCTGCTTTGGATAGTACTTCACCCCATCCAGAATCATTCTTAATCCTATCACCTGTACCTTCAGCGTTTATAGAAAACATACTGGGCAACTGTGTGATATTCGGTTGAGTTTCTAACCACTCATATTTCGCATTGTTACTGGTAAAGAATTCTTCAAACTCCTCTCCAGTATCATGGTTCTTAAAATTAAATGTCGGCATACTATTCCTTATTGTATTCAGACCTATCACTAGCAACTAGTAAACAGTCTGATTGTATTACATCAATCATTGCATCTATTTCTAACTTTGAAAGTCTGGTTGAACCATACTTTGCCTGTCTCAGTTTATCTGATTGGGCTTTGATAGTATCAATCTTATCACAAAAGTCACTTATCTTATGCAGCATATATTTCCATCCAGTGAGGAACTTCCCTCTTTGTCCATTTTGCCAAATGTTGTTTATACTTTATATAGTAATCTCTATAAGCGACTACTGAACTCTCATTCTTTACATCATTTGGCATTGCTGGTGTTGGTTCTGTAAAGAATCCTTCTTTGAGGTTTGTAGGTTCATTAGCAAGTATCAACTGCAACTTGCGAAAACTCTCATGTGGTACATTCTTGTTGTAACGATACATGAATTCAGTATTTAGTTCTGTCCACATACGATACAACCATCTGTAGTTTGCACGAGACTGACGTACCCAAATACCACTAGGGTGATTGATATGTGATGCTTTGTATAGAGTATCCTCTAGTTCGGCATCAGGATGCAACCACCGTTTGATTCTACGGTTGTTCTTAGTACGTCCATAATACTCTTCACCATCAAGTACACGATGTGCAGTAGACATCAATTGAGCGTACTCAATAATCATTTTACTACAATGACTGTCACAATGCATTTGTGCGGCAACCATCTCATCAGGACTTAGGTAAAAAATATTCATTTAGCAGTCTCCCATCTGTAGAAGATATGGTCTTCTATCTCAATTGTTTTAGTCTTTGTCTTGGCCCAAGAAGGATTTACATAATCTGCATGATAATGTGTTGCACCTTCTGTGATATCCAGTATCTTTATACTACCATCAACTATCGCATCTGTCAAGAGCAAAATAGAATTAAATGTTTCTACATCATATACCTTATCAGACTTACCGTCACAATACCAACTGAATTGACACCTATGTCGTACTGGAATCATCTCACCAGTACCCTTCCAACTTGGTCGAGAAGGCCCCTGTTTCACTACCTCACATATTGTGTTTGGAAACCGTAGGTCATTCTTACGATTTACTGTTACAGATATAACTGCCATTTGTCCAGCAGCAGGTTGATTACGAGCCTCGTGATATACATTCTCTGCGAGACAGTAAGATTCTTTCTTTTGGAAAGCATCCAATGCTACCTTGTCAGCAGCAAAGGATGGTTCTCCAATAGATAGGAACGATAATAGAAGTGCTTCTATCATTGAGTTAGTAACTCCAGATTTGCAGCAGATTCATCTGCATCATTCTGTTTCACTTCATCAACAGTAGCGTCTAGTTCTTTCCAAGCATTAGTCGCTTTAATCTTCGACAAGAGCATCCTATCCTTACGCAGACGGTTCATAATAATCTTATTCGCCTCTTTGTCAGAATACTCCAGCAGAACATATGCACGATACTTCATACCATTAGACACAATAGAACTCTCAGAAACCTTGTAACCAGCAACGTCTACATCAGCAATGATGTTCTTAGTCGCCTTCTCTACTTCTGACAGGACTGACTGTCCTACCTGTTCATCACCAATCTTTGCAATAAAGGTTTTCATTGATGAACGTAACCGTCCATTGATACGGTCAGCAAGAGTAGTCTTTGCATTCAATACTGCAAGGTCAACCGATAACTGCAAATCTGTAGTTGCTGCTGTTCCTGTAGAATAGATTGCTTCATCACTCTCTGGCATTTTAGTAAACCAATCGGGCATAACCTCAATTTGTTCTTGTACTGCTTTGGCTTTGTATGTATAAGATGCTTCATCTACAATAGATGATGGCGGCACATTATTCATAACTTCTACCGTTTTGTTGGAGCTACAGGCGCCTAGGACTAGACAAGCTCCGATAATTGCGACTTTACTCATTTTATATTCCTTCCAATAAATTCACCAAGTCATCACGAATGCCAGTTTCAATGAACACATCACCAAGTACTGACCCTATCTGTGGGTAGTATGTTATTAGAACAATACCCAACACGATTCCAATTATAATTTTCAACATTAGTAACAATCCGTTCCACCAGTTGTCCAGTTAGCATAACACTTACCAGATTGTCTACTACTACCAAACCCGACAGTAATACTACCAAGCAATGACTGAATCAATCCTTGATTATTATTAGACTGTACCACATAACTAGGGCCTGTGTCAATAATTTTTCTAGAAATAATTCGTTCAGTAACTACTGGTTGAGTAATGATACGTTCTGTAATCACAGGAGAACTCTGAATCACTTGACCAACCACAGGACGTTCAGCAATACTTACTTCTGGTTGTGGTGCTGCAACATGGACAGGCAACTCTTCCTTAGTAGAGCAGTTCATCTCAGTCGTTGCAGATAGTATCTCTGGTGATACCTCACTGATAACAGACTTCTTAGCATTCACTGTAGCATTCTCACAAGCAGCATTCTCAGTCATGTCAGGCCCAAACACATAAGTACCCTCAGCAGGATATGTCTGTCCATCTATGGTGACGTTCATAGTCATAACGCACTTGCGAGTATCTTCTACATAAGGAAATACGTTGCGTTCCACATCAGTCGTTTTCTCAATCTGCTTTGTCCAGTTTGTAGATACGTCCTTTGTGTAATCACATGGAGCATCTGCAACTGCATAGTTACATCCAGACAATCCAATTCCAATTACTGCTGTTCCTAAAACAAGTTTATTAACCATTTACCCATTCTCCTATTCTATCTGTTGGACACCCATCTTGCGATTTCACAATACAGGCTTTGTACATTTGAGCACCAAGTTCCACAGTTGTCATACAACCACTTAGTGCAAATGCAACGACCATACTAATAAGGTATTTCATCATCTAAGACTTTATTCCAGTTCCATTGACCGCCAAGTTGTCCTTCGGCTCCACTGATAACCTCACTAGCATAACTACCGAATGACCAACCAAACTGTTCGATTGCCTTTTCGATAATAACTTTTGGTGTTTCTAACATCTCACCATCAGCAGTGTAGAAGTCATAAACAAATTCTTCTACATCCATCATAATACTTTTTACTGCACCCATTATATAATCTCCTATATCGCCATTTTCTGAGCAATGTAACCAAAGAAGTGCATCACATCACCGTTTTTAAAATCAATCTCAACCAATCTATTCTTTGTCATCTCTTGGGTTTGAGGATGGAACGCCTTGATTTGTTCGACAACCGCTTCCAAGGGAATCATATTCATACCGTAGACTGGGCCATTGTACTCAAACGTATGGTCTAAGTCCAAATCTTTTTCAGCAACCAACGTATCTAACCATTTCTCAAATTTCATAACTAACCTCTTTCTCTATTGTCTTTATAATATACCATAGTTATCATAACAAGTCAAGTACTTTTTTGATATTCTTTCAAAATAATTTCTTGCAATTCATATGCCTCGATTTCAAAGGGTCTATCCCAATATGGAAGTTTCTCCATTTCAATAGTTTTAGTCTTTCTTAAATCTTGAACTACATGAACCATCTCATGGAATATACAAGTCAACAGGTCATCACCAG